GAGTCCTGTCCGTCAATGTATGACCCATAGAGACCTGTCTTGTCTTGTACCCGCCCCCACAAAATCATGCGCCCCTTATCAATAAAGGTGTACCCCTTGAAGTTTTTAGTCGAGAGATACACGTCAGAGTAAGAGCCTGGGTTTGCGGTCACAATCTTATACAAGCCGTCTGTCGGGCCTGTCACATATACAAAGTTCCCCGCAAGAGAGGCGTAGTTACTAAAGGTCACACGCTCGGTGCTGAGTCCTGTGATTACGTCGGTCCACGTCACCCCTGCTAGGTACTGCACCTTTCCGACTGTGCCGTTGGAGACCTTGCGGAACCTTACCGCTGTGCCGTCTACTTTGAACCCCGTGTGTTCCGCAAGAATAGCACCGGTAGCACCCTCGGCTCCCTGTGCTTGGCGACCGTACATAAGCTCAATCTTTCCGTCGCGAGTAAGCCAGCCTATCGACTTACTTGCTGCGTCGCTCGGGATGAGCTCATCATCCATTAGGTTGTGAGTGCCTTTCGTGAATGCTTGAACTGTGCTTTTGCTTACTGCCATATTACTGCTGTACTAGACGTGCGTTCCACATAACCATCTGTTGGATAATCCTCGCTGCCTCTGCTTGGTTCTCCCGTGCGTAGCTCTTGGCTTTGTCTGAGTTCTGTATCATAAAATCATCACTTACCATAAGGTGGTAAATTGCGTCGTGGAACTCGCGTGGGAACCATGGGCTTTCAGCCAGCGCGAGGATTGGCATACTTGCTTGGTAGTCGTACTCTACTGCCTCCGCGACTGACGGCTGCTTGGCAAAAACAATCTGGCTATTCGCAAAGTCAACATAGGCGATACCATCTTGGTTGCGGTACTGACGTCGGTCGCTCCATGAAACAACTGAATAGGGTTTGAAGTTCGTTCCGCGCAACACCACAGGTCGACTTGCTGAGTACGAGCTGTCGGTGTAATTAGCATTGGCTACAAGAGAAAGAAAATCAGAAGCGAGAGAAACGTAAGGCAGAGAAGTTGAGGTTGTTGCTGAACCCTCTTTCTTCGTACCCTCCCACAGACGACTCACGTTTATCGTGTTGTACATCTTATCGAATAGGTCGGAGAACTCCGCGCTTGAGAGCTCTGAGGCGTCGTCAAGGTAAAGCTCTGCCTTGGTAATTATTTCTGATTTAAGCATCGTGGTTATTTATTTAGCGCACTCATCCCAGCCCGAAGGCTGAGTGAAAGAACTAAACGGCTAGGTGAAGAGCAAGGAATTTACGACTACCGTCATCATAGGTTTTGATACCCGCGAGGTAGTGAGTAAATACGTTGGTGCCACGTCGGTCGTCAGTAGCGCGCATATCAACTGCTTTCAAGTCCTGTACCACAAGGTCAATAGCTCCTTTCTTACCGTAGTAAGCCTTGAGTTTGTTTGTGAGAGCACCTGAAAGAGTGTCTGAGTAGATAATGCGTCCCGCTGCTGTGATCGTAAGCGTGTCAGTTGCATCAACGTAAGTTGCAACAACTTGTGCGTTACGAAGAGTAGCTCGGTTTGCAGCTGATACTTCATAGTATCCAGTAGCTGTGTCTTGTCCTGTTGCTGCTCCGTTAATCATGTTCGCGACAATAGCTCCTTGCGCGTCTACGGAAGCTGCGACATCAAACTCTCCTGCTACTGCGGGAACTGCCTTCGCTGTGAAGGTTACACCGAATAGTGTAAGAGTTTCGTCGGCTGTAGCAACGTCAACAACGAGGTCAACCTGACCTTGTAGGTTTTCAGAAACATAAAGCACGGCGTTACGAACAACACCTGCATATCCGTTCTTGAATACTGAACCTGCAATGTCAATGTCTTTTCCAAGAAGATACTGTTCAATGTCTGCTGCTGCGTATGAGTCAACAACAAGTGCCATATTAGTGGACACCTCTTGGTTTTCTGCATATCGCAACTTCGCAGGCATGCGAGTTACCATCGGTGGAACAGTGGCCGAGCTCAGTGTGATAGGTGTGCCGTTAGACGCCATTGTCGTAAGGTCACCAGTATCAAACGTGTTAGCTGCATTTGAAACTTCTGAGAAACACCTGTAGTCAAGGTCTTGAGCTACAAGGTGCGCAATCTTACCACCAATAACCTCTCCTGGGTTGAGGGGTCCCGCTTGTGTTGCTTCACCATCGCTGATGTGGAACACCGCTTCTCGTTCTAGGTTGATAGTAAGAAGTTCTGAAGTATCTGAAATTGTGTCGATAGTAGAAGCTGAGCCTCGTACTACGTCACGAACTTGAACCTCAGAGATGTCAAACTTGACACGCTCTACTGATTCACCGAAGCGAAGACGTGCTTCAAATCGGGTGTTCATTATATCCCGAGCGACAAGCGTTTTTTGGAATAGCTCCTGATACGCATTATCAAACTCTGGGCGGAAATCTGTGAGTGAAATATTAGTTTCTTTGAGCTACCACTAAGTGAGCGTAATGCTCAGCGAAGCTTGACTCTTTCCAAAGCGTTTTCAGGTGGCATTGGCGGCACAAGGTTATACCGTTTTCTTTAAGGAATAATTTAGATTCATCCGTCCTGACAGGGATGATGTGGTGGGCTTCCAATCGGCCTCCTACGACATTACATTCTTGGCAAGTGTATTTATCTCTTTCAAAAACTGTTGTTCGCCAGAACTTCCACTCTCGTGACCTGCGAACCAATTTTTTTTGAGGAGTAACACCACCTTTCCAATTCCAATGTAAATGTCCTTTCTTGGCTTCACTTAATTTAAGTTTGGTTTCTTCAGAAACAATGTGTCCTAAATGAGACCTACTCATTTTTTGTTTAGAATCTTCAGAAAACTTGTAACCCAATAATGGGTGCCCGCTATTCGCGAACCTCCGTTTGTTTGCGTCACTTATTTTCTTCCGAGACTCAACAGTGTGAGTTTTACCCGTCCAGTTAAGATGTGATACATCTCGACCTTGGGCAGCAAGTCTCATTTTGTTTTTTGTTTCTTCGGAATGATTGGTTCCCAACCTACCATTTCCCTTACCCTGTTTACTTAAAGATATTTTAAGACGTTGTGCGTCTGACATTTTTTCTCCTTTCTTCATGATAAGAAAAATTATTCCCATTGCAGCCTACAGAGAGATACGGTCAGTCAAGTTTTCGTTGTACTGTCGTTTTAACTCTGGGTCGGCAAGGACTTCTCGTCGGTAGTCTCTGTCCGTGCGAGCACGTTCAATGTCTACTTTGGAATCCTTAGCACCTCCACGTGGTGTGGTGGTTTCAATAGTCCGTCGACCACTGATGGCGTTGCCATACGCCTCTTCGAGTAGCTGGCGATACGTCTTGTTTGCGTTCGCGGGGTTAAACGCCATTTGACGTATAACTTCCTTGTTCACAACTTCGGTATATTCAGGCACGTTTTCGAGCGTTGAAGCAAAATGCTTATCAAACGCTGCGTTTCTTTGTGCCTTTAGCTGGCTGGACTCGAACTTTTCAAGCTTGTCTGCAAGTGCTCGTACATCAGGTTTGTCGTCCACCTCATCGTCATCAACATCAGGATCATCTTCATATTCAGTCTTGAGGCTATCGAGCTCTTTCTGGAGCTCCTTGCGCTTACGCTTCTCCTCGATGAATTTTTGAAGTGGCACTGAGTCGGGTTTCTTCGGGGCTTCTTCTGTTTTCTCCTCCTCGTGTAGTTCGGCTACCGTCGGCTCTGCTGATGCCTCGGGTTCTTGCGTGTCAGTTTCAGTTGACTCTGGAGCCTCTTTAACCTCGGGCTCGGTAGTGGTTTCTTTTTCTGTCATATAAATGCCTATTTTTTGCCTAGTTAGTCTAGTGAGTAATTAACCGCACTCAGCGTACCTGTATTATACCACACCTTGTTAGTAACGGTGTGTCTACCGTACAGGAAGGTTCACGGCAACGGGGAAGCGTGTACCAGCAAATACCTGTACGGTAGACACCCCACTACTCGCGGAGTGCTTCCTCTAACCTCGCACTAATCACAGCTTCAGCGTTCTTTGCTTTAAGCAAGAGCGTAGCTGTCTCAATTTTCGCACTCATCTCCGCAACAATGGAGACGAGCTCAATGTGGGTCGCGGTCTTATACGCTCCCCTCAAACGATGAACACCGTTCACCGTGTCCTTTATGAGCTGGTCAATAAGAGCTTTCCCTCCCTCCGTTGAGGCGAGAGCTGAAAGGTCGTGGTGCTTATCAGCCTGCGCCAAAAGCCCGCGAACGTGCGGGTCGTTCTTAACGTCCTCTGGTAGATTATGTAACTTCTTCACCATTAATTATTTCTTCTGACGCTACGACAAAACCGAACTTCTCATAAATAAGCACAAGCACATCTTCGTAATGCTTCGCTACTTTTTTCACATCAGCGAGTTTCACTTCCGAATCCGCGAGAAGCTTTTTGTTTTCAAACAAGTATGAAGAGGCTGCAAGTTTCTCATCTGAGAGGTCTGAAATATCTGGGTGGTTACGCTTCACGTTATCAAGAACCGCACTCGATACTTTGATTTGCCCCGTTAGTTCTCTATCCATTCGTTCGAGGCTCGCTTGCTGAGCCTCTATATCCGCTATCGTAAAGTGATTCGTAAGACTGTTACGAGCAATAACCGACTTCTTAAAGTCCTCCTTATTTGCCTCTGATATTGTAAAATGTTCTGGGTTTAGTTGCTCCTCCGTTGTTTTTTCTTTAGACATTTTGCTGTATTACATCTTGTAAAGGTTGTGAGGGGCCGGGGGATCGCATTTGTGGGCGAGGGCCACCACCAGCCATCTGAGACTCCATTTCGCGAGATGCTTGG